GGCGCGAGCTTTCTTGTTATAGGCCAGATCGACCGGCGCGCCGCAGGAAAGGCAGTTGTAGGTGATACTGTCCTCTTCAATATTCGTTCGATACTTGAAGCTCTTCCCGCACTTACAGCGGATGTGCGCCGACGTGAGATCGTGCAGCGGCGTTTCTCCACCGCAGGCCGCACACCGATAAGACGAGATAGGCTGTTTGACACAAAAGCCTCGCAAATCTCCGCACTGTGTGCACCGAATAAGCAGAAACCCCTTATATGTCTTCGGCGTGGTCTCCTCGACTTCTGCTCTATCAGGGATAGCCCAGATCTCTTTCGGCCCGAACATAGTCTCCGCGCGGCTGGGCTTTGCACGAAGCAAAGTCGGGTTTGCCTTATGTATCTCGAGCAGGGAGTCTTTTGTTACGACGCCGCGCCATACGGGGCGGCAGTCTACGCCGTTTCCAAGCTGACAATGCCACCTGTTCGCACCGCTGAATTCCTCTTTCTCCCCGTGCTCACAATATTCGCAGTTGCCGTTCAGCCACAGCAGGGCGGCAATATCGGTCGCGGCGGCGTTGATTGCTTCCTCCGCTCCTGCGAACTCCTGCACCAAGTCAAAAAGGCGACTGTAATCGTCGTACGGAATGCGCCCGTTCTCGTTCAGCTCATTGATAAAATCGAGCAGGTTTTCAAATCGTTCCATAGAAGCTCCTTTTCATTCCATCACCACACAACCGCAGGCTGTGCATCGACCGTGAAAGTGTCCGTTGCTGCGTGCTCTGGCGCCGACCAGCGTATTCTCCCCGCCGCAGGAGGGACAATCCATGCGTACTTCCTCCGGCGGCTTGCTCCACTCCTTTGTGAGCGCATCGGGCAGAAATCTTTGACCGCAGAAGATGCACCGCTCCAAACTGTACGGCATATTCCCACAGGAGGGGCATTCGGGAACTCTGCCTCCGTCATAATCCTCAGTCCACCGCAGCTGCACAGGCTCGGCTTTGCCGTTCTCTTTATCGTCGGCGGCGAGCTGATGTTTGCAGGTGTCGCAGTAAAAGCCCTTTTTGCAGACCAGTCTTTTGTTCCAATGGCAGAACATCGTGACATCCCCGGTATCAATCATTTCTGTCGTCCTCCTTCGGCGGCTCCGGGAGAGGCATCCAATAGGTGACTGCGACATCGTCTCTATCCCCAATGCCGACATGGACGCTCCATTTCGCCCTTTCGGGAGCGCACCAGCCCATATAGACGCCCCATCTTTCGTGCCAATACGCGACAACGAGGACATTGCTACGATCTTCCGGTAACCTCTCTTTTACAGATACCCATTTGGGCATCCGTTTTGCCGCAGCATTCAGCTTCAATTCGAGCCGGCCGGAATAGCGCTTGCTATCCTCGAACATCATCCCCATCTTTACGATTTCGTCCGGCATCAACTCTGTTGCTTCGTAAGAAGCCAGCCGCGCCAGCGCGACCTCATACCCACGGCGGCAGTAAAGCCGACCATCCTCGTCATACCATGTCAGCTTATCCATTGCGTTCCTCCCTCGACTTGAAGCTGCCTGCCGCCCGGCAGCTCCCCCAGTGGGGAGCGAAGCCGGTGCCGGTGGCCTTGTGCGGATCTTCCGTATACTCGCAGGAAATGACCTCGCCGTTAGGCGTGACGATCTTTTTACTGCCGGAGCGGGGCTTTTCGATGTAATAGCGCGGGGTGGCGTCACACGGCATAGACTTCCCGCCGGGTGTTTTGATCCAGACGATAGCCGCGCCACAGCCTTTGCAGGTAGACGCTCTCATTCGTCGGTCACCTCCCCGAAAAGCTCGTGTGTTCCGTCCTGGAGAGCCTTTTCATCGTCGGACATCTCGTAGCCCAGCTTGACGAGCAGCGCATAGATGCGGTCCAGCTTCTCGTTTTCCTCGTGCTTCATGGTGTAGCTGTTCCAGTAGCTGCGGAAATAGCCCTCGGATTTGCCATCACCCAGGCGCGCATAGATCATTCGCAGGAGCGCCTTTTCGGGGGTCTTGCCGAGCGCGTCGGTTACGGCCTGAAGCGTAAATTCGGCATCGTCACCGCTATCCCCATCTTCCTCGGCAGGAGGCTCAACACCAGTAGCCTGCGAAATTTCCTCTTCGGTGAGCCAGCCGGTATCATCCCAGTATTCGGCGTAGGCCCACAACGCCACGATGTCCGCAAGACGCTTTTTGATGGCGGCTGCGAAAACGGTAGCCACGAAGTCGGCGCGAAGCTCATAGGCGCGGGCGGTTGCTTCGGACAGTGCCTTTACTGCGGCGTCCTTTCGCTCCTGTTTCAGCTGTTCCTCGCGCTCTTTCGCTTCTTCCTCCGGGGTAAGGGCGGTAGGCTCATCCTTGACCATCAGCACAATATAGCCCCATGTTTCGACGAAGAAGAAATACTCAATGGTATCGGCATCCTCCGGGCGATCCACCTTGACTTCTCCGTTGGTATAGAAGCTATTGACTCTCTTATAGCCGGTCTTGTCGGTAATCTGCGTCGCAAAGGTACTCAGCTGCTCGACCCATAGGGCTTTACGCGCCTCTGCAGCTTCATCATTGATGGCCTGTTTCAGCTTGTACTTGAAGTTCTCAGTGCCGATGTAATCAAGCATCTCATTTTTGCGTTCCTGGCTTTTCAGCTTGTCCAGCTCCATGTACTCGAACAGGCTGACGCCGCGCTCCTCGGACTTCTTGAATTTGTCCTTATCCAGCTCCAGGAGCTTCACACGGCGCCGGACGGTGGTAGCGGAAAAGCCGGACTTTTCCGCGATGTCCTCGACGGTATCGCCCATGTCAAGCATCATCTGGAAGCCCTGCGCCTGCTCATAGACCGTCAGATCGGACCGCTGCATATTCTCCGTGAGCATCGTACTCAGCTGCTCCCGCTCCGACATCTCGACCACGACGCAGGGAAGCTCCTCCAAACCAGCCAGCTTTGCGGCCGCAAGACGGCGGTGGCCGATGATAACGCGGTAGCTTTCTCCGTCCCACTTCTTCGTGATTTCCCCGATCAGCGGAACAACGGTGAGGTTTTGGAGTACGCCGTTGACCTTGATGCTCTCGGCCAGCTCGGTCACATCGCCCAGGTCCTTACGGGGGTTATCGGGATGCCTCCACAGTTTACTGACCGGAATGTACTTGATTTCTGCCATAAAACGCTCCTTTCTTACGCCGAGCTTTGCCCCTCGGCTGGGACAGTTTATTATTTTCGGCTCATGCCGTTCACGCGGCACCAGTGCCGCTGGGCCTGCTTCTTCCTCGCGGTGCGGCAGGCCGCACAGAAGCGGTTTTCCTTGCGCTCGTAGAAGGTGCCGCCGCACCGTGCGCAATACTGAGGCTGAATACGCCGGAATGCTGTGCAGCTGTCGCAATCCGTACACCCTGCGGAGCATCCACCAATGTCGTCCCAATTCATGCACATAAACCGCTGCCAGTAAGGATCATAGCCGAGATCGTTCATGCGCTTACGAAGGACCGTTGCCAGCGCGGATAGGTCACGCCTGACCTGATGGCGGGTGCGGGAGATATAGAAGCCATGACGGACGTCCATTTCCGGCGCACCGTGTCCCCACGAGCCATCACCAAGCATTTCCCGCACCTTGTCGGCGTTCTCGGTCAGATAATCGTTGTAGACCTTGGAGCGGACGCACTTTTCGGAACGGCCGACCGCCTTGCCTATGGCAGCGTAGCTGTCGCCGTGGCGGATGCCGTCTGCCAGTATTTCAAAATCCTCGCTGGTCCATGTGCCACGCTTGCCAGTCAGTTCCATCGCAACGGGGCGATCCTTGATGCCGAGGTCGCGGCAGCGGCGCGCAATCGCACCGTGAGAACGATGCATCATCTCGGAAATTTCCGCCCATGAGTACCTGTGCTTGCTGAGCAGCATCTTCAGCCGAGAGTCCTCGTCCTCGCCCCATGGGTCTTTCCTCTGAATGGCGTATGCCTCGAAGTCTTTCTTGCGCTGCTCGACTACCCACTCAGGCTCCTCACCAAGCGCCAACGGCTCCATCTTGGAAAAGTCGATGAAGCTGCGGTATCGCTCGGCCCATTCCCAGAATTCATCAATGTAGACCACCCGAAAGCTGCAGCGGTCAACCTTCTTCGTATGGACGGGTAGGCCCCTGTTTTCCACCCAGCTTTTCATCTTGTAGCCGTAGGAGCTGCTTCCTCCCGTCACTGCCAGCAGGAGTTGATTTAGAGTGACATACTCACCGGCCATCAGCACCGCGCCCAGGCCAAGACGCTGCGCTCTGACCTTGACGGCATTTGTTGTACGGTTGAGCTTCTTTGCGATGGCCGGGACAGAAATCTGCCCCCACTTTTCCATCAAATAATCTTCTTCCTCGGGCTTCCATGTCCGACTCCCGAGCGGCGGCTGCTGCCGCATTCCGTTTCCTCCCATCAAAATAGAGTGAGCTGGCCGGTTTTCGTTTCCGCCAGCGGTTGAGACTGTTCCGGCGGCGAGGCAGGCACCGGCGGATCTGCCGGTACCTGCTCGGCCGCGTTCCGAAACAGAAGATCCATTTGCGCCCCGATGCGGCGGTAATGCCAGACATCTCGGAAATACATCGGCGTGTACCAGACCTGTGGGCCGTCCTTTGGCAGCAGGCCGTGAGCATCATAACTGGTAGTCGGCCGCACGATGGAGTCATCAATGACAACATAGCCGGGGCAGCCGAGCAAGCTAAGTTGGATGTAACACATACACCCGGCAAGAAAGTCTATGTCCTGCGCCACGAACAACACCGAAGTCTGATAGTTGATGTGCTGTCTCCGGCACTCGTTGGCAAATGCGATCAGCAGCGCACCAGCGCCGCAGGCGGGATCGCTCACGGATATCCAACCCTGCTTTTCTATCCGCGCCGCCATATCGGGGCCATAGGTGATTGCGGACATCGCCCTGCAGATATCGTACGGAGTGAAGAATTGTCCTTTCCATTCGTTTCCGAGGCCGAGTGCCATAAAAAGCTCACCGAGGAAGTCCTGCTCGGGATCGCGCTCCAATTCGGCTACGACCTCAAGCAACATATCTGCAAAGACTTCCAGCTCCTTAGCGGAATACTTCTCTGCGCGACTGCGGTACATTTCTTCCCTGGCCTTGGCCTGCGGGCCTCCCATCGTGTTGGCGATTGCGATGGCCGACATGATGATGAAGTCCTGCCAGATGTCCCAGCGGGAATACTTCCCACTCAGCCCTTCTATGAAGCGGACGATATTCTTCTGACTTTCCCCTCTGACGTGCCGCAGGGCGTTTCCCATGACTTAGCCCTCCTTGTCCGCTGCTTTCAGTTCTGCGGCTTCGCGCAGCTGCGGAGCGACTGACTTAACGGCGGCTTGATACCCGGCGTCATACCCGCGTTTCCACACGCGGCTGAGGTAGGCCGCAAGCGTCGCCTTGTCCATGTGCTTGATTGTCTTGTAATCCTCGCGGCGCATCTGACCGGCAAGCTGCAGGTCGTGCGCGGTATGCTTATTGGCATTTACGGTCGGCATCAATCTTCACCGCCTTCCGTGTCGTCAGGCTCGTCGGTAGGGAGGACCTCGCGGCCATCGGAGCCGTTATACGGACCGACGACACCCAGCTCCTCCAGTGCGTCAATCAGACGCGCAGCCTTTGCGTAGCCAACGCTCATACGGCGTTGCAACAGCCCCACAGTCGCTTTATTCTCTGCCCGAACAATGGTAATGGCCTGCTGAATGTCGGGGTCGTCCAGGTCAACCTCGGGGCCATCCTCGCCCTGCATATCCCCCTCGTCCTCCGGCTCCTCGTCGGTATCGCCAGCCTCGTCCTCGTCAATGACCGGCATGAGGCCGCTGCGCAATGCGTTCTTTTCCAGCACATCGCGGAAGAAATACTGCTGCCAGTAGGTAATCATCTTCACCAGAATGGACTCGATCTTGGTGCGGAGCGTCTTGCTGATGGTAAAGGTGCCGCCCGTTACCTTCGTGTCCAGACCGCCGTCCTCGAAGATCCAGGACATGGAGGCGTCGGGGCTGCGGTAGCCGACCTCCTCGACATTCTCCAGCATGGAAATCTGCGCATCCATGCCCTGTACGGGCTTGATGGTAAAGATGATTGGGTATCTGTCTTTTTCAAAGCGATAGACGAGATCGTGCTCATCGCACAGGCCCTGCATCTTCTTCTTTTGGGCTTCATACATGGAAATTTCGCTCATGGTGGTAACTCCTTTCAATTCAGTTGAGCAGGAGCAGCGTGCCATTCCACGCCGTCTGCACTTGATATTTCTCCAAGTCGGCCTCCGTCACATACTTGCGGCCGAAGTGGTCTTTCATGGTCTTCCAGATGTCCCAGGGGACGCAATAGACCATGCCGGAGCTGAAACCGGCGATGACAAAGCAGCGAGCGCCGAGCGCCTGATGCCTGTCCATATAGTCCTGCTGGCTCTGGAGGACGCGGCTCTGCTCCATTCGGTCGGCGGCGGTGAATTTCGCCTCGAACATGACCGTCCTGCCGCCCTTGATGGTGCCTTTATAGTCCGGCTGTGCCTGCTTTTCGTAGTAGGCGATGAACTTGCCATTGCCGAGATTTTTCGTGGGGTGCATCGGCTCCGGCGTCTTTTCGATGATCGCAAAGCCTTTCTGTGCGTAGTAGGCAAAGGAATCGTCGATGCGGCTCTCAAACTGCTTGCCGCGGGCTTTTGCAATCTTGCCGAGTAGCTGGCGCTTCGGGTCTTTCTTCTCAGTCATGAGAGATACCCTCCCAGCCATAGCCCACCGGCGAACATTCCAAGCCCGATGCAACCTTGCCGGAGTATCTGGCTCATGGGGATAAGGTCGCAATCGCTGGCGCCGGCAGTTCCGAGGACCAGGAGGAAGCCGAGCGCGGCGATGATGCCGCAGGCTTGCCGAAATCTCTTTCGCGTCATGCTCGTTACCTCCAGATGTATTCGCGGCAGAAGATGTGATCTCCGATCTGCCCCCATACACGGTCGTTCTCTCCATTGCGGGAGAAAAAAACCACGTCGGCGTCAAGGATCGTGTCTCCATACAGAGCGCCGTTGATAGCGTCATACTGCGCTTGCGTCGGCGTCGCGGTGCTGACCGCGTAGATGGTGGAGAACTGGGGAACATCGCCGTCCTCTCCTTGGTGCAGCACATCGTGTACTGAGTCCGGGAAAGCGGAGTGCAGCACGCGGTTGAAAACGACTTCGACAACGGCCTGCTGCCCCTCGGCGCTCTGATTGCCGGCTTCGAGGAATACGACCGCAGCCAGTTCTGCCAGCTCCTCGTCAGTCATTTCGATGTTGACATACCGAGCTGCACGGGCGGGACGATCTTCGGCCCTGGTAACTTGCTCAGCCTCGGTCATTTCTGCTTCTAAAAGCCGGGCAGGTGCTGTCGTTGCTGGGTTTTCTAACTTGCCGGTCATTTGTGCTGACGCTGCGGTTTCCTCGCTGACACTGATGCGGAGAGCTACGATGCAGGCTAAAACTGCGAGCAGGCAGATAAGCGGCGCCGGCGAAGCCCTCCTTTTTCTTCTTCGTTTCATGTTTTCCCTCCTATCTGCTTCATGCCAGGCCCGACCGCTTTTCGCGGCCCGCTGCTGAGCGCGCTTGTCTGCCGGATGATCGTTTCATATGCGGACTTGAAACCGTCATAGTTGTAATACTCGTATGTCTTTACGGTGCCGTCGCCAAAGGTGCGCTCTCCTGTTGCAATCAACCGAGAGGGGCCACCCATAGCCTCAATGACGCGCCTGATATCCGTTCCCTCCGACAATCCTGCCACAGCCTCCTCCGGCGTTTTCCCAAGGGCCATATCGAGCTTGAGGTAATTCCACGCCTGGTCAATCCGCGCCCTCACTTCGGCCTGCACCTTTTCGGCTTTTTCCTTGAATTCTGCGATAGTCGGCGGGAATTTACACTCGCGCACCAACTTTACAACAGCCTGCTGCCCCGTCCAGAAGTCGATCTCCGGCAAGCAGGTCACCCACAGATTGATGGTGGGGCCGAGCTTTGCGATGCCGCCCTTGAAAACCTCTGCATTCGGATAGGCAAGGAGCATCACGGCGAATATCTCGCTCATTTCCTTGTGCGTCATAGGCTTTCCTCGCTGGCGTACATCTGGTGGAGCTGCTGCAGGTCGTCCATAGCACTCCCGCTGGCGCTCGGTCGGCTTCCGTTGCCGCCACGGATGCCCCAGCGTTCACGACTACACTTCCGAATGACAAGATTCCAGTCGCGCCACTTGTTCTTGTTGCCGTGCATTTGAGCGGACTCGTCTATGTAGTCGATGCAGCGCGTCAACTCTTCTTCGCCGAGGTCGTCGATCAGCCGGGCGTATTCCTCTTCGGTGAGCCGCACCCATCCATGCGCGCCGTGCTTATGGCGGGGGACCTCGGGGCGGTCATCTTCGGCGGCGTTATACTGCGCCGTTACGGTAGAACGCTCATTGTAGCGCGCAGCCAGATACTCGCGGAAACGATCGTTCTTGACCTTGCGAATCTCGCCCAGCAGCGGCTTGTTGAGCTTTTCGGACGTCGACCAGTTGTATCGGCACCAGTTAAGGATCAGCAGCTCCTTGGTCTGCGCGCTGTACCGAATGACATTGTGCGCGCTATCCAGGCGTTTCAGCAGGCGTTCCACGGTATCGTTGTTGTACCCTGTCTCGTTGGCAATTTGCTTGATGCTGACCTCGTAACAGCCGCAGAGATTGGTGTGCGGATTGGTCATGCAGTAGAGATAGATGTACCGATCCTCGGGCGTAAAGTCATCGACGACCTTGCTGTCCGTCCAAAAGTCCATGCTGATATTCCGATAGCTCGCCATAGTTTTCACCTCCTTCGGTGGGCTGTCGCCCGGTTTCCCGGGCGACCATATCAGAACGGAAGCTCGCCGTCGTCCTCACTGACTTCCGCAAAGTCACCGCCGTAATCCGACGCAGGATAGCCTCCGGAGGACGCGCCATAGGAGGAGCCGCCCGGCGCACCGTAGCTCGGCCCCTGCTGGGGGTAGCCTCCCTGCGGAGCATAACTACCTTGCGGATAACCGCCGCCGTCACCGTCGCGTTTGGAATCCCCAAAGTAAATATTGTCGGCTACAATCTCGGCGGATCGGCGCTTGTTGCCGTTGTTGTCCTGCCAGTCGCGGATCTGCAGCCGCCCCTCGACGACCGCCATGCGTCCCTTGCTGAAATATTTGCAGACGAATTCAGCGGTAGTTCGCCAGGCAACGATGTCGATGAAATCCGTTTCCTTTTCCCCGGACTGGCTTTTGAAGTCGCGGTCGCAGGCGACGGAGAAGCTGGTCACAGAAAGGCCGGACTGTGTGCGGCGCAGTTCCGGGTCACGGGTCAGTCGGCCCATGACAACAATCTTATTCAGCATCGTTTCCCGCCTCCGGTGCTCCCTCGGCATTGAGGGCAGCCGCCGACACTTTCAGCCATGCCGCTTTTCTTGCCTTCTGAATGGCGGCGAGAACTCTGTCGACATTGTAGCTGTTCTCTCCCTTGATGGTCGCTTCCAGCACATTACGCTCCGTTTCGGCGCGGATCAGCTCCTCGTAGCGATCCTGCGGAACGAGGACAAAGCCGGGGTCAAGCATCAGATCGGCGACCAGCTCAGCGGGGGTCTTTTTGGTATCTTCCATAACGGTCTCCTTTCGTTTCTTTCTCAATGATTTCGATGGCCTTGCGGCACTGGCCGACATCAAACATTCCGATGTGGGTCTTCTCCACGGGCAAGCCCATCTTCTGGGCAAGCCACGCATAGGCCGCATTGCGATGGCCGCGAAAGCGGCCATACTTCCACAGAGGGTCAAATACGGCGTGTGCAGCCTTTTTCCAATTCCGCAGTTCCGCATTGGCAAGGCGGCCGAGGGGCTTATCCGTCCCCTTATGCACACCGACGTATGCCATGCAGTTCCGGCAGAGATAGATTTTGCCGTAGCTCTTGCCGTAGATGACCTTGCTGTCGACATACTCAGTCTCTCGACCGCAGTAGTCACAATAAACTTTCCTCACGGATGCCATGCCTCCTTGTATCTGGCGATCTGCTCGGGGGTGTCGGTTTCGATGCCGACCTCCTGGCACTCGGAAATGATGCCGTCCAGAAAGACGCTCATTTCTTTCGTGGAATATTCGCTGGTGCCTTTGATCGCCCGGTAATGAATGAACTTCTTCCCCTCGACATAACCGACGCCGGTTTCGGCGTAGTGCCGCGCCACCAGCGCGGGAGGGACGCCCTCCCGCAGGGAGAACAGCACCTTGCACTCGTTTCCGGCCTCGTCGGTGTATGTCTCGCCGGTGCCGTAGCGCCGGAGCATTTCCTCGTAAACGGAGTCCTTGTCCGACTTCACCGCGACGGCCAGCTTCTCAATCAGCGACCATGCGTAGTTGTTCGCGTTGAGACTTCGGGGGATGACGCGCCTTTTGATGGAGAATGTGATCTCCTGATCGCCGAGCGCGTCCCACAGCTTCTTGCAGCTCTCTCTGGTCGTGATGGTCAGCACGCTTTCTCCGGTGCGGGAGAACGACCAGTCTTTCAGCTTGCCGTTCATAGCGTCGCCCACTTCTCCTGGTATACCTGCATCAGATCCACCGCCCGGAGCCAGTCGAAGAAGTCGGAAATGACAGGGAAGATGCTGGGAGCGTCCTCACGGAAGTATGTTTCCGGCCATACATCGCGCCCGTTGCTGGCGATGTAGGTAAACTGCCGTGCTTCGGGGATTAACTCGAAGTAGGTGGGGTGTTGGGTACTGCCGAAATATTTTCCAGCGTCATAGCTCTTGGTGAACTTGACGTCGATGATTTCCCCGGCTTTCAAGCAGTCCAGACGGCCGTACAGCAGCAGGCTCACGCCGCCGACTTCGACAACCTTCTTGGCCTTGTACTGGAGGATGCCCCCGGCGCACCGTCGAGCGACCTTTTCGGCAGCGGCATACCACTGATTGTTCGGATCGCCGCGGCCGTTGATAATGCTCGTCACCAAATCTTCAAAGTCGATGCCGTTCTGCATGGCCTCGGTGGTAGGCGTCGGCTCCCGGCGCAGCGTCAGCATAAACTCCGCCATCGGGTCGCGCTCCGTTGTCATATCCTCATAGGGGTTGCCTTTCATGGTGTAGAGCCAGGACGACAGCAGCGAATGGGTCATCAGGTAGCGTCCCATTTACTCAGCTCCCTTCTCCTCTCCGGTCGCTGCCGGCGCGGGCGTGTACTTTTTCAGCACCTTATCGTAGAACAGGCCGCACTCCTTAACCTTCTTGTTCCAGAGGACGCCCAGCTCCTTGTTGGAGGTCAGCGCGTGCTTAATGGCCTGATATTTCGGCATGGCGGCGTTGGCGGTGTCGGCATCGACAATGCCGGCGATGATGGCCGTGCCCTCAACCATCGCGGCCTCGTATGCCGCCTGATCAACAGCGTTCTGCTCGACCTCGGCAGTGGCCTTGGCGTTGTACTCGGCGAACAGCTTCGTCAGGAAGTCGTTAGGGCTGGTCGGGCCGAGTGCGGGGATCTTGCGAATGCCGGAGATGCCGCGCGTTCCCTTGGCGAAATACCTCTCGCAGTTGGAGAAGCCGATGGTGCGGTCATTGCCGTAAATCTCCACGAAGCCGCCCAAGTCCATAGGCTCCCAGACATTGTTCTTGGTCTGCCCCTCAACCTTGATGCGGAGACGGGTGTTGTCGCCGTCCTTTTCCTCAGTGGCGTGGAACACGATGACGATGTTCTTCTGCAGCTCATAGAAGCAGTAGTCCATCAGCCGGACGAATTCCTTGCCGACAAAGCCGTAGCCTTTGAGGGAGAGGCTGCCGTCGCGCTGGCCATACTTCGGGTCTTTCTTGATAGCCCACAGGGACATCAGCGAGATCAGCTTGCCGCCGGTATCAAAAACCAGCGTGTCGAAGTCCTGAAGATTGATGGGGGTGAGATCGCCAAGGATCTCGTCGTAGCTCTGGGGCTGGATGTACGGCTTGCGGTAGCGCGGCTCGATGCGGTCGATACCGAAGTCAACGTCGATGTGCAGGGGATTGGGGGCGGACAGCGCCAGAGTGGATTTCCCGATGCCGGGATAACCGGCGATCAGCATGCGGATTTTCTTCGCGCCCTCTTGGATGTCGTTCGGGTTTCTAATCATGGTGATAGCTCCTTTCAGTTGGTAGCGGCTTCGCGCCGCAGAGTGATGATTTCGTGGCACCGGAAACCGAAATTGCTTTCCCGGTACATTTCGGTCAGCTTGAAATGCTCCTCATCATAAACGCTGGAACAGTTCAGCAAGCCCTCGGTCTTGTCCGGGTGATAGGCGCGGAATGCGGAGCAGGCCGAGCGACGGTCCGGGGCGTCAACCTCAGTCCAGCCGCCGAAAAACGGCTGACCGTCCGTGCCGTAGGTAAAATAGAACTTTGCCATTATCGCGCCTCGCTTTCCCACTTGATGCCGCCGCCGCTCAGACTGACGGCCATTGCGCCGAGGAATTTGACGTCGTCCTCGTCCAGCCCGATAAAGTCTCTCTCGCCAGGCGTGGTGAAGCCTTCTTTGAGAATCACGATGTTTCCGACAATGGGATTTCCGTGGCGCACAGTATCGTAGAGAATGCAGCCGAACAAATTGAGCGGCAGACCGTGCAGCAGTCCTTCCTCGTTGACGACCATGCAGAACGGATCGGGCAGGCCCTTCGGGTGTACGACCTCGATCCATCCGCCGACAGCCTTTCCGATGGTCTCATAGGCAGGCTCGCCGAACTCCCTGACCTGCATCTTGTTTTCGGTAGTGATAACCAGTCCTTTCATCAATGCTCCTTTCCGGGGAAGCACTCCGGCTCCTCCCATGCGTCGGACTGCTTGATGCAGATATCGCAGCCGACGATATTCAAATCTTTGTCTCTGAAAATTTCCTCGCACTCTTCACCACAGACGGGGCAAATCGGGAAGGTCGGCTCCTTGCCGTCCGGGTAGCCGGTGCGCTCCATGTTTTGGATAACGGGGTGGTCTGGCAGATCGTAGTTCATTCGGTTTCACCTGCCTCTGCGATGTAGCGGCGGACGGTGGCGGTCAGCCAGTCCTGTGTGGTGGCGTAGCCCTCAGCCTCTATCAGCCGTTGCAACGCCTCATAGTCGGCGGTTTCGAGCCTTGCCGAGATACGACAGGTCAGCCGGTGCGCGTCCTTTTTGACCGCTTTGCGGCCCTCTGCCAGCTCCGGCGCGAAGTGCGCGTAGAGCGCCGCCATCGCGTCTGGCCGCAGGCTCACGCCGTAGGCGTCTCCGTTCTCGCACTTGCTTTGAACGGTCTTGTCGTACTTGGGGTAGATGGCTTGTACCACCGCGACCATATCCTTGGCCGGTATCTGCTTGGAAAGCCGGAGCTCTCTCAGCTCTTCAGCCACGGTCGCACCTCCTTTGTTCTTGACGCGGCTCGACCCGGCTGGTAAACTGTGTACGGGTATCCATTTGCCTGAGTCCGTTCCCGTTGCGCCGGGGCGGACTCTTTTTTCGTTTCCGCGCGGCAATCACAGGCCTCGCCGGGGTCGTTATTACTGCCGCAGTAAGGGCAAGTCCGGTAATATGCCATCTTCATCACTCCTTTCGAATTGCTACAGCCTCGGCCGCTTTCATTGTGGCAACCTGTTCGTCCAGCCATTCCGCATTGCCGGGAACAGCTAAAAATGCTTTGAAACACTCCAGCGTCTTTGCTGCAAGGTGCATACGGACGTGCTCGGGGACCAGCGATGTGTCGATTTTGATTTCATCGGTCAGCTCGCCTTCGAGGGATATTCGGCGGTCATCCTGGCTGGCGCTTCCGGGCAAAGTGCTCACCTCCTTACATACTGTTTAGCCGATTAAACACCCTTGGTAAAAAAAATACGGTCTACGGTGGTATCGAGCGCCTGCGCAAGTTTGACCAGCGTCTTCGAGGTTGTCGTTCGGTCGATGCCATTTTCAAGGGCAGAAATAGTCCCACGGCTTACTCCGCTCTTCTCTGCCAGCTCTTCCTGCGTCATTTTCATGGCTTCGCGCAGTTCCTTAATCTTGTAGCCCATGCCGTTTCCTCCTTTCTTGGTTGACGGAAGTGTTCAACCGATTACACAGACATACTACACTATGCACAAGAGCGTGTCAAGTGGGTTGCACAAAAAATGTTCAATAAATTTCACAGCCGCATTGACACCGGCCGCACCTCAATGTATAATGTATTAAACAAATTTAGGGGGACATTCTCATGACGCTCAGTGATTTCGTGAAGGAATATCGCAAAGAACACGACTTGTCGCAGCGCCAGTTTGCGGCTATCTGCGGTCTGTCAAACGGCTATATTTCCATGCTGGAGAGAAACTTGAACCCTAAGACCGGACTTCCGCTAACGCCATCTCTGCCGGCTCTCAAAAAGATTTCCACAGCTATGGGGATGTCTCTTGGAGATCTTCTCACGGCCGTGGACGATATGCCCATCGATCTGCTGTCGGATATTTCCGAGGACTGCGCAAATGAATTGTCCGCCCTCACGAAAGAGGGCGGACCTATGGACGATATGGATATTGCGCTTACGACGCTTATTCTCCAACTTTCTCCCGAGAAGAAAGCGGAGGCTCTTCACTATCTTCAGTACCTCGCCAACCGGCAAGAAGGCTGATTGCCTCTCTCTTTCTGTCCTGGGCCAGTTTTTCCACAATCCGAAGGATTGCGGCTGCTTCTTTGCTCGAAGGCATCTAATCAACTCCAATCGTATATTCTTGCCGGTGGTGTATGTAAGGATTGTAACAGAAATGCACACGCTTTTGCTCGAAAAGAAATAAAATCACTTTTGACAAACAACAACATTTTGTTGCTGTATGATGGGAAATTGGAGGTAATTTTATGATCATCACGACCACACTATCTGTCGAAGGACGCACGGTCTCCGAATATCTCGGCATCGTATCGGCGGCGCAAGTCATGGTCATGCCCGGCGGGAACAAGGGTGTGCAGCGCGGCTGGCAGGCTGGTGTCGATGGAGCGACGGAAATCCTGTTGCAGCAAGCGGCATCTCTTGGCGCGGATGCCGTTGTCGGGGTAAGCTACACACCTTTCGGTATGAATATCTGCGCGACCGGGACAGCTGTCCGCTTAATTTAAGTCCATATTCCGATACCCTATGGATAGGGTATCTATACCGTATCCATACCGTACCGATACCTCGCGTGCGCGCGTGCGTGTGCGCGCGATCGTGCGCGCACTGTCTCTGTATCTGTATCTGTATCTGAGACTGTATCTGTAATCTGTTTCTGATTCTGAATATCTACTACTGCAAATCTATCGTTAGAAGGGGGTGGCGCTGTTGCCGAGAAAACCTGCAAAGCACCCGGCGAAGCCGAAGCGGGGCAAGAAGCTGGAAGTCGAAGAGCCGGGCGTTCTCTACGGTCGGTACAGCAGTCACAACCAGAAGGATATTTCCGTAGAGCAGCAGTTTGAAAAGGGCTACGAGCTGGCGGCGGAGTATGGCATCAGGATCATTGACACCTATGCCGACCGCGCCGTTTCCGGCCGCACCGACAAGCGCCGTGACTTCCAGCGCATGATGACTGACGCCGCAAAAGGGAAGTTCCGCTATGTAATCGCGTGGAAGTCTAACCGCATGGGGCGCAATATGCTGGAGGCTCTGATCAACGAAGCTCGGCTTCAGGATCTGGGCGTTCGCGTTCTCTATGTGGAGGAGGATTTCGACGATACTGCGGCTGGACGCTTCGCCGCCCGCTCGATGATGAATGTCAACCAGTTCTATTCCGAGAACATGGCCGAGGACATCAAGCGCGGCCTGTATGACAACGCCGCGAATTGCATGGTGGCGAACGGCCATCTGCCCTACGGCTATAAAGCGGACGAAACGCTGCACTATGCCATCGACGAGCCGAAGGCTGCGGTTATCCGGGAGATATTCACTCGCGTTTCCTGCGGTGAGGCTTTCGTTGATATCATGGCCAGCCTAAATGCCCGGGGAATCAAGACCTCGTACGGTCGCCCGTGGGGGCGGTCGAGCTTTCAGAGGATACTTTCCAATGAGAGATACCGCGGCATTTATATTTACGGCGATGTCCGCAAAGAGGGCGGAATACCGAGAATCGTCAGTGACGAGCTTTACTTCAAGGTCCAGGAGGTGATCACCACGAAGAAGAATCCGCAAGGGCGTCACCGCGTCAATGGTGACTATCTGCTTACCGGCAAGCTGTTCTGCGGACACTGCAAAAGTCCGATGACCGGCATCTCCGGCACCAGCCGCTCTGGCAACCTGCATTACTACTACGTCTGCCAGAAGCGTCGCACGGAAAAAACCTGCGAGAAGAAAAACCTGCGACGGGACGACATCGAGCTTCAGGTAGCAAAGGCGATCAAACGCCGCACACTGGATGATGATACGATCAACTGGATTGCCGACAGCGTGGTCGAGTATAGCCAGCATCAGGAAAGCGCAAGCGGGATCGGGCTTTTGGAGGACCAGCTGAAGGACACGCAGCGCAGTATCAAAAATCTCATGGCGGCGATAGAGCAGGGCATCATCACGCCTACCACAAAAGCCCGTCTCATGGAGTTGGAAAAGGAACAGTCGGACATTGATCGGAAAATCACAATGGCAAAAGCTGACGTCATTCCTGTCAACAGAGATCAGCTTGTAGGGTGGCTGAAAAAGTTGCAGGCCGGAGATGTCCACGATAAGAAATACCAAGCGGAGTTATTCGACACTTTCTTGATTGCAGTCTATGTCTACGACAACCCGGACGGTCAGGACTACATGAAGGTCGTATTCAACTACGCAGGAAGTAAAAACACGGTTGAGATCCCGCTGGATCCATCGGTTATCGACAATGTAGAAAATATCGAAACGGGTGCTGTTCGTTTAAGCTCTGCCCAGGTCCACCATTGAAGGATAATCCGAACACCCTATTCTTTATAGGGACACTGTTCGGACAAACAACAAAACACCGAGTAGAGTAATAAGCTCTGCCCGGTGTTTTGTTGTTGATGGGTAGAGTGGGTAGAGAAAAATCGCAATTTCCCATAAACTCTCTTATAGTAGCTCTCTTATAGATTACTTTATGAAAAACATAGATTTACTCTACCCGCTCTACCCGTAAGGAGGAATATATACTCAACAGCCTGTCGGCTGAGTGAGCCGTTTAGGACTTTTTCAGTTCGAGAACAGCGGATTCAATCAGATTGTCGATGGTGTCAAGGTCGAGCTTGTAACCTTTTTCGTTCAGGTAGTTCAGAACATAGGTTTTCTTCTCAGCCCCTCGACCCGTTCCGTTGTAAATCATCTCAGCAGCTTCAACAGCTACCTTGACCCAATTCTTGATTTTGGCGAACTTCTCTGCATCAACCTTAGCTTTCAGGTAAGGGATGAGGAAGGTGGTGATGACAGCCACAATCAGAGTGATAATGGCAGAAACGATGTTGGTTAAATCAGTCATTTCAAATACCTCCTAAAAATTATCGGAAAAATGTTGTTCCTGCGGAGCGACCTTGTACTGCCGCATGAGTTTGATTCTGTTCTCGACTTTGGCTTTTGAGTAATAGAAGCCTGTCCCGGTTGCTACCTCGGCGGCTACTGATGGTATGAGGTAAGCAAGGGGTGTAAGGTCGAGAGTGCGCCATATCATTACCATTGTGAAGATAATGACTACGGCGTTCATGACACCCGCAACAATGAGGATTTTCTTTGAGAACTCCTTCGGTTGCTTTCGTACTCTCCTCATACCGTTATCCCTCCTTACGCTTTGGTGAAAGTTCCCTTGTCTACCCATCCATAGACGGTAGCACCGCCGCCGATGACTCTGACAAGGTGGTAAGGGTGCTTGCCGTTATAGGTTTGCGTGATTTTCGCCTTGCCCGGTCGGCAGGACACCGCTCTGCTGCCGTTGGAACTCGAATAGTGGGTATTCCCGTTGAACATAACGGTATCGCCTACCTTCGGAATCCAAGCCGTCTCAGAGGGTGTAGGAGCGAGGTTTACCACGGTGAGGTACTTTGTGTTGACCGGGCTGCAAATAGCGTTCCTGCCGTCCTGAGACTTATCAATGACGGCTCTATCCCCTACGACCTCACGGATAATCCAATTCTTCGCCTTGACCCATCTGGGAATAGCCTTACCATTATAGTAGACAGCATCAGAAGTGAGTTTCACGATGTCCCCGACCTTGACAGTACTCGGCTTTTCGGGGGTAGGCTCAGGCTTGACCTCAGTCGTTGTGCCGAGTTTGGCGTTGACCTTTGCGGCAATATCTCCGTGTCGTTCGTAAAGATATGTACCGGGGCAAGACTTGTTCGCATAGTCTCTGTGAACAGTCATATTGCAACCGTCAAGATGATTCATGCGCTTATTCTTGTCCGTACTCCACACGAGCTTCTTGATACCGTTACGGCGGCAAATATCGGTCACAAGCTCAATGAGAGCGTTGTAAGCCTTATCCGTAACGGCATACGGCTCTTTGGTGTCAGAAGCCACCTCAATAGTGATAGCCCTTTGGTCGTTGGCGTTCGAGGAAGAACACCACGACCTGTTTTTCTCTTCCACATACAGACCGATAGAGCCGTCAAGCCCAACACCGTAGTTGGAAGAAGCCTGTCGAGAGGTCGGCTGAAAAATCTCACCGATTCTCTTTGCTGTGCATTGACCCACCACACAATGAATGGTGATGGTGTCAATAGCGTGAGTTCTTTGCCCAGAATGATTAGGACTCAACAGAGTTACATTCACGAGCGGACTGTTTGTGTAAGCCATTGTTTTAATCCTCCTTCTTTACAGGTAAATCTAAGAACTTCTCATGAAGGTCATCCATAACGCCGTTTGCGCCGAGAGAATGATACCGCTTCCAACAGTTTTCAAAGTTCTCTCTTGCGTAAACAGGGGCATAGCCCTTTTCGTTATACTTGTTATAGTCGGCAATCATCTGACTGCGGAGCAGAGCTTGAATGCCGGATTTCAGAGCCACGGTGTCATCCTTATTTTTTTTGATGAGGGAGTGCAGGAACTTGAATATACCTGCGAGAATGGCAGGTACTCCGAACAAGCAGAGCCATTGATAAATTGTCATTCCGTAACCTCCTCCCATCCGTAGACCCCCGGCTCCCAAACATTGTTGTTCACGGTGGACTGCCAATGCTTATTGTTATGAGAAACCTTGTCTCCCATAGAGTAGGCATCATGCGCCCCGATGGGCTGATACCATTCCGGGTACTCCTCCTGCGGATTGCCGATTTGAGTCCACATAGAAGGAGTCTCAGACGGCTTTGTGTTTTGAGCGGTCGTAAGGACATCGTGAATGGAACGATACAGGTTGCCGCCCTCAGATACGATAGCCCCCGCTTTACCCGTCCAATTTTCGTCCCACTCGATAAACAGCTTCGGGTGGTCGGTGATAACCGCTTCATCAAGCTCACCACTCTCGGCGAGCTTGACAAAGACGATGGAGGAGATTTCTCTTTGCTCCTGTTCGGAGATTCCTGTTTTCTTAAAAACGCTGCTCATTCAAAGTTACCTCCAATCTGAGAAACATAACACGCACCTTCGCCCTCTCCACGAGTAACAACAACCTTGATGATGACACCCCAAGCGGTACCTGTTTTGGTCGTGTTCTCAAACACATGGACGAGACCGCCCGTTACGGAAGTTGTAGCATCTTCCCAAGTGGGTGAGGTGTCAAACCCATTGTTGCAGACATACACCTTAAAATCGGACTCAGCCGGAATACTCCGAGTGACAGTGATTTTGATACGAGTCGGGCGGGTGTCGGAAGTATAAGGGCTTGTGTTTTGGATGGTAAAACCGTTAACCGATTTCGTAAAGGTATAAGTTCTTACGGTTGTTGAGTTACTGCCATCATTCGCCTTTATTTTCATCGTGTGAGAGCCATTGCTCAGTTGAAGCCATGTAGTCCCGGTCACATAAAAGGTATTTGTCTCCCCAAGCGTTACTACATATGAACGAATAGGCTCATTGTCAAGCAGTTCATCAACAGTGACAGAATCATTGTCCGCATCCGTGACAGTGTAGGTTTGTGTAAATCCTTCGGTCTTTGTGCCGAGATTCGCATTTGACCCGGAGATGACAGGCGGTTGATTGTTGATGACCGTCCGAGATGCGCTTGTCCGATAATCACTTGTAGCACCCTGAGAGTCATAGGCGCATACACGATACTGAACGGTAGTCCAACCGTATGTAATGCTGTCGGCATAATTGCGGTTTGCGCCCTTGTAGACCTGAGTCCAAGAGCCTGTCCCAACTTTTCTTTGCAGAATATAGCCGGAGAGGTTGCCGTCCGGGTCGGTCGATGCGCCCCAATCAATAGTTGCGCTCTTACCGCCGTAGACGGAAGTAGGCACATTGATATAGGAAGGTTTCGTAGGAGCTTGATTCCATACGAAGGTGTAGCATCCGTCAGCATCGGTGCTGTCAGATACCAAGAGAGAAGAGGAAAGATTCAAAGCGGGACGAACGCCATAGTGACCACTGCAAGCAGAGTAGTTGCGCAAACTACCATCCGAGTAGACAGTCCGAGCGTAGTTGGCGCGCGAGAAGTAAGGCGTTCTCAGCCACCAATACCAAGCGATAGTTTTACTCGAAGGTTTAGAACTCGAAGGAGTGTTGCTGAAACATTGCTGTGTGAGATACCCGATACGAGCGGTATTGCTCGTGTAGTACCCCCACGCCCCACCTTCGGCAATGCTGTTCTCATTCGAGAGACCGACTTCGGTTGTGGACGGCAGGAATACCTTGCGAACAACATCCTCATAAGAGCCGCCGTCTACACTTGGCTTGACAACACGAATGGTTGTCGAGAGAATAGCGGCTTTTTCATCGTCCGTAAAACCGTTCAAAAAACCGGGACGGCTTGCGTACTGAGTATTTGCATATACCACACTTGAACTGTTCGGCGATTGGTCTGTGCTGTGAGCTGCACTGTACCATGCGCCACTTGCGGCATCTTTGTTGAGCCATTGGTCGAGGTTGGAGACGGAATAGCGGTTATTACCGTAACTCTGTCGGTCGGAATTGCTGTTACTCGGCTCTTTGGCATCGAAACATCTCAGGTCAAGAATCTCAGCGGCATGAAGCGTGATTGCGTTTGTGGGGTATGCGGGAGTGCATTGATGGTTTTTGGCAACCACAGTCCACACAATCGACTGCGCCGTCTCTGAGTTTACCTGAAACTTACCGAACTTGACTTTTGCCCCGGTCGGTAGATTCGACAGTAATTGAGACATCTTTGTTATCCTCCTTGAATAGTGAATTGTATAACTCGTCCATCTCCCGAACGAGATGATGACAGTTACCTCGAAGAGCATGACCCTTCCAAGATTGGTAGGATTGATGTATGCTCTCCATTGTGATTAGCCCACGGTCGAGCAGCTTTCGGAACTTTTTGAGTTTCCGAGACATATTGCTTTTACTTCTGCGGCGTATTTTCCATACCGTCTTACCCGTTTCAGTGAGGTAAATATGGAAACCGAGAAAGTCGATACCGTTCTTCAAAGGGAATATCTGAGTCTTTTGATTCAGTTGCATTCCCATCGGAGCGAGGAACATTCCTATGTCCTTCAAACATTGTTTCAGATACTCTTTGTCCTCATGAATGAGGTAGAAGTCATCCATGTACCGACCGTAGTACTTGATACCTAACTTCTCTTTAATGAAATGGTCTAATGGACTCAGGCACAGAACAGCGAGAAGCTGACTGCTCTGATTGCCTATCGGTATGCCGGGGTCTGAGGTAGAATCAATGATGTACCATAACAGCCATCTGACATCCTCTTCGGGTACATACGGCTCTAAAATTCTTTTCAGATATTCGTGAGGAATACTGTAAAAGTACTTTCGGATGTCACATTTCAACACCCATCCCTCCAAACCGTGTTGTCGGTAGAACTTGTGCATAAAACCGTCCAAGCGGTTTAGCCCAAAGTCTGTACCCTTACCGACCTGTGATGCGTAGTTGTCGTAGAGGAAGTTCTTTCTCAGCAGGATTTCGAGTACATTGTCGCATAGTGAATGCTGCACCACCTTGTCTCGAAAAGAGTTTGACATAACATCTCGTTCCTTCGGCTCATAAACTTTGAAAGTGTGATACTCTGAAAGTTCATAAGTCTTATCCTGTAATTCTCGGCTCAGACGGAGCAGATTCTCTAAGAGATTCACTTCAAACCGAGCCGTAGCGGGTTTCCACCGCTTACCTCTGCGAGCCAACTTAAACGCTTTGTGTAAGTTATCAAATCCGTAGATTCTCTCGTAATACATAATAATTCCACACCGTATATAGCTTGTGCGTTGGTAAGACCAAAGCCCTTGCATCGACATTCATGTGTTTATCTCCCTTGCGGAAGAAGGGATGCGCCTTCCTTTGATGATGGGTCACTGTTTTCACCATAAGGGTTACTCAGACTCGATTATCCATCAAATCGGGACGAACGCCATTGTTACCATTGTAAGCATTGTTGTTGTTCAAACTACCATCCGAGTTGACATTCCGAGCGTTGTTGGCGTTCGAGTAGTTAGGCGTTCAAGCGACAAGGCACACCCCAATGTGTTTACCGTTGCTTATCCTTCTTGTGCCAAGCTAAGGTCATATTCTTTACATCACTGATAAGCTGAGTCCAATAGACACAACTCCCGCTGCTGATATAGCTTTCCTCATACGCTTGCTCTACAAGGAACAGCAGATTCTTACAAGCGGTAACAGCTTCAAGCTGATACCTCAGTCGGAGACCCCGTTGCTCCTCGTCATTCAGCATATAGTCGTTTGCGGCGATGAGCTTTGTGACAATTTCCTTCGACAGCTCATAGATGTCTTTTACCATCATGAAGCGTTCTTTCTTCGGAAAATGCTTGTCGGTCTTTATCATCAGACGGCTATGCTTGAATACATCCTTTGCTTTGGTGATGACATTCATTTCGGTCGGCTCTTTACGATGCGAACTATTTACTGCCATCTTAACACTCGATTCTGCTCAGAGACTTGTTCCATACGCCTGTAACGGCAATGCCGGTGAGGTCTCCGAAACTCATCATAAAAGGATTGCTTGTGATGTCATCGAAAACACGATTCATCAGCCATACAACTCTATCCTCAATGGGTTGAAGCAGAGCTTTGTTGATGTCCGTTCCTGTCTCCGTAATGGAGTCGGGAGCGGGGGTAAGCATAATACGCCCATCTTCTAACTCCTCCATATAGAAACAGTTGTCTCCAATAGCCACACGGTCTTTGATTTCTCTTGATACATACGCCATACGGCTTTCACCTCCTGATAGGTAGCATCCTCATCGCCCCGGATTTGAACATTCCGCTTTTTTGGAATCCGTCAACCATCGAGTCGAGAAGCTGCTTGATTGCATATAGGTTTTCTTCAACAGCGTTGATGTCCGAGAAGGTACTCATATTTTCGGGAACATCGGGAACATCTGCCTGTTGGTGATAAGCGACAATGATGAGTCTGACATTGGAGAGAATGCGTTTGACATCTCGTGCCGTAGGCAGACCGCTTCGTTCCCATACTTTACAGGATGTTCCGGGAGGATAGTGCAGCTCATCAAGTCTGTCGCTGATATACTGAATATCTCCTTCAATACGGTTGATGTCCGTGAGATTGAAGCATCCTTTCAGTTCATGAGTTTCGACCGGATTGCCTGACAGCTTTGCATCAATCCATTTCTGAATCTGCTCCTGAGCGAAAGTAACATCCTCGTCAGTCCTGTCATAAACAGGTTGAATCCATACTGCCATTACACAACCCTCCCTTCACCTGTTCCTCTGAAAGCACCTGTGAACGAGTACTTGACCGAAGTCATACGCACTGACTCAGTACCAAACTTGTTTTCAGCGGTAATGATGTCGGTAGCATCGAGCCGAGGGTCAGCTCGCCAACCATCCATCTTCATGATTTTTCGGTGACTCAGCCAAGCCTTAACCCATGCACTCACCGTTGTCGCAACTGCGGTTGAGGTGATGAGCGGATTATCAACCGTCTGAGTTTCGCCGTTTTCCTCAGCATCGACAACATAATTGGAATCGGAGCTTTTGAGAAAGTCCCCGATGACAAGGATTGTCACTTCACCGCTGCCTGTGATTTTGAGATGACAGGTGTTGGTGTAGTATGTTGCGGAGACCAAAGTTCCTCCCGTGACCGTTGCTGCTGCGTTGACGGCACTTTGCGAGTAGGTCACAATCACTTCCTTTGTACCGTTGACCGTCACCTTTCCGCTGAATAGCTCTTTCCCTGTTTCGTCCGCAAAGTAGTTGTAGACCTTCGTGCTGACCGCCATGAGCGGCTTTTGCAGCGAGATTTCCGGGCGAGACAGGAGGTTGAAGTGCGTGAGAGCGTAATCCTGTTCCGTAGTCGAGATAGGCTCGATGTGCAGCACTCCCGCTCTGTCGCAATAGATAACACAGCATCCTGCCTGAGCAAGGTATTGCAAACATTCCGCTAACGGTCTGAGCGGCAAAGGGGCGGTTGTCGTTATGGATTTCAGCGTATTGCTTACAACCCATTTCTTACTGCCATCATCGTTGAGCGGGAGGTTTGCTTCGGTGAGAACGCTGATTGCAAGGTCGTAGAGAGTTGCCCCGGTAGACTTGTAAAGTCCTTTGGTATAGGTCTTTTGCATGAACTCCAAGAGGTCTCGTGCCGTAAACCTTGCTTCGATACCATTCTGAGGAGCTTCCCATTCGGAGAGATAAAACACCCCGGCAGGTATGTACTCGATAGTACCGTCATTTAGTTTCAGCCCGTACTTGACACGCATTTCCTGTCGCTCCATAAGGTACTTCGAGAGACCTGTCGTGTTGTTCGGGTCGTAGATGTTGTTGCTGTTGTCGATGGAAAAGCCCATCTTGTTTACAGGGGTGGTTGCGCCTATCGGGTTGATGTCCTGCTCATGCTCATACCCGGTGATGTCCGATTTGCCGTAGACCTTGTTGACCCCAACAAAAATCTCAGCGATTCTCGGTCGGTGATGAGGGAGACACCATTTGAGGATTTCAATGCGGATGCTGTCATAGGTTTCGATGTCAAACTCGACAACTGATTTGACAGAAGCATTATCCTCGACCTTGCACTCGGCAACCACGGTCGAGCCGTTGTATGCCGTAATCTTGAACACTTCGGCATATTCGTTATAGGCGATACCCCATGTGATGGTGATACCGGGGATGATAGGCTCATGCACTTCTGTGAAGTCAATATCCACGAAAGGCACTCGGTCAAAGCTGCCGTCCTCTTCGGAAAGAAGATTGCCGATATAGCCGTTGTCCCCGTAATTTGATTCGGGGATAAACCTTCGGCTACCATCAAGTAGCCAAAGGTTTTCCTCTAATGTCCCATAAGGTACAATGTCCTTATCGACCTCACTTACAATCTGCTCTGTGTCTGCGATATAGATTGCACCGTTGTCTTTGGAGGTTGCATCCGCAAGAGCATCCGGGTCGGCTATGTCAAAGGAGATTTCGACATAGCTTTCGTTGACAAGCTGCTGCTTCTGAACAGCTTTCCAAGCATCCGAAACATTCTGCATACTTACACCTCCACGAGAGAGAGCTTACACTCAGTCCAACCGAGAATGTCTCCGTTTTCCGGGTCTCGTCTCCACATCCCGGCACTTCTGTCGCTGACATACATTGTCTTTGTGACCCACCCTCCGGCACTTTGGTCGAAGAATGTTACCGTGTTGTAGAACTTACCCCCGGCAGACTGCTTGAAGCACTTGTTGATTGCCGCCCATTGCTCAACGGTCAGATACCGCCAAGACATTTCGACTTTGGCAACATCGTCTCGAATGACAGACCCGATGACAACTCCTTCGAGGTTACGGGCAGAATCTACGAGTGTTGCCGTGTTGCCGGAATAGGCAGACGGCTCAGGAAAGGGATAGCTCCCAACAGTAACTAATGCTCTAAATGCCATTGAGAACACCTCCCGGATAAATAGTTGCGCCACGCTCTCTCTGCCGCTTCTCTACGGCTGCGGTTATCTGCTTGCCATCGAGATATACCCGGACATCAAAGTTACCACCGTTACCACCGTCAGAAGCTCTCATAGCGGCGAGGACACCCTGATAGATACCCTCTACAATTTGGTCGTTGTTTGCGACAGCGGTACGACCTCCGATGCTGCCGACCATTTCCGCACCCGCTTCACGGGCGATGAAAAGCTGACCGACTTCCGGGAAACCGCCCGATGCAAAGCCGAGCTTACTGCCGACCCAAGAAGCTGCGCTTGAAACGGCGTTCGATACAGAGCTTCCGATGCTCGACAGGGTTTCCGACACTTTGCTGATAGCACTCTTAGCGGCAGATACCGCACTGTCGAACAATCCCTTAACCGCACTTATGCCGGAAGAGACAATGCTCTTCATGTTATCCACAAAGCCCGTGATGGAACTTACGGCGTTAGAGATATGCGATTTCAGATTGTCCCACACGGTACAAATGCTGCTCTTCATCGAAGAGAACGCCGTGACTGCCGTAGACTTGATGTTACCCCAAGTGGTCGAGAGGGTCGTTTTGAGACCGCCCCATACTGTGTTCGTATTGGTTTTGACATTGTTCCATACATTCGCAATGGATGTCTTGATGTTATTGAACACAGAGCTTGCGGTAGATTTCACCGAGTTCCAAGCCGTAGAGAGCGAAGATTTGATGCTGCTCCACTTTGTCGAGGTATCAGTGCTGATATTCGACCATGTCGTACTGATAGTGGATTTCAGATTGCTCCAAGTCGTACTTGCGAGTGTTTTGACATTACCCCAAGTGGTCGAGAGCGAAGTCTTGATGTTCGTCCACGCAGTTGAGGTGTTGGTCTTAACATTATCCCATGCCGTAGAGATGGTGGTTTTCATGTTGTTCCAAACAGTACTTGCCGTAGACTTGATACCGTCCCAAGTGGTCGAGAG